CAAGATAGACGGCGAAAGCATCAAGCTGACGCACTACGAGGCTGCCGTGTGCGCGTTGACAGGCGCGACCATCGTTGAGCGTTATCGCGGGTATGACGCCAGCGGCACCCGCAAGGCGGAAGAAATCAACGTGTCTGCTGATGAGTTGTGGCGTGATGCGCGGTTCAGTATCAGCAAAATCGCCGGGCGCTCGGCCTGCATTATCGGGCTGCTGTGATGAAAGCCTATGCACAGCAGGAGGATACGGTTGATTTGATGTGCTGGCGCTATTACGGCCGCACCGAATCTGTGCTTGAACAGGTTCTTTTGGCGAATCCAGGGCTGGCAGACGTGGGGGTGATGTTACCCCACGGCTACGCGGTGGAGATGCCGGAAATCACCGACGCCACTGTGCGCGAAACCGTCCAACTCTGGGATTAAACATGGAACGACTACAAACGGCCTTCGCCTATTTTGTCTCGCTGCTGCTCGCCTGGTTTAGCCGCCATTCACCGCAGGATATCGCCTTTATGGTCGGTAGCCTGGTCGCGGTAGGGACACTGATTATCAACCTGGTCAGCGCCATCGTGAACTGGCACTACCGCCGTAAAACGCTTGAACTGCTGCGCGCGCGGGGGATGAGTGAAGAGGTTGCCAATGAATTCAATCGTTAAACGCTGTCTGGCGGCGGCGGTCCTGCTGATTGCCGCCACGCTCCCCGATTATCAGCAATTGCATACCTCCGAAGCCGGTTTGCGCCTGATTGCCGATTTTGAAGGGTGTCAGCTCTCCCCTTACCAATGCCAGGCGGGGACCTGGACAAACGGCATTGGACACACGGCGGGCGTCACTTCGCGCAGCCATATCACCGAACGCCAGGCGGCGAGCAACCTGATTGCCGACGTGATGATGGTCGAACGGGCGATGGCGCGCTGTATGGCCGTCGCCATGCCCCAGCCGGTCTACGACGCCGTGGTGGCGTTCGCGTTTAACGTCGGCATTACCGCTGCCTGTAAATCTACCCTGGCGTTTTTTATCAATAAGGGCCAGTGGTCGAAAGCCTGCAATCAGCTGCCGCGCTGGGTTTATGTCAACGGTGTAGTGTCGTCGGGTCTGGAGCGCCGACGCCTGGCCGAGCGCAAACTTTGCCTGAGCGGGGTGTGAGATGCGTATTGCTATTGTGCTGTTGATTATCGCGCTGTTGGCGCTGGCCGGTACGGGCTGGTACAGCCATCTGTTAGAGGGCGATTTGCAAAGCGCTAACCAGATAATCGGCACGCTGTCTGCCGGTATAGAAAGCCGAGACGCGGCCATTTCACGCCTGCAAAGCGAATCTGCTGAACGGGAAAAAAGCGAGCTGGCGTTACGGGTATCGCTCGGTGAAGCCGGGGCGGCGGCGCGAGGCCGTGAGGTAAAAATTCAGAGGTTAATCAGTGAAAATGAAACGTTTAGAAACTGGGTTACTACTGCTTTGCCTGGCGTTGTTGTACGGCTGCAAGAGCGCCCCGCCTTCGCCAGCGCCAACGATTATTTACGTTGGATGTCCGAGGGTAACAAGCTGTCCGTTCCCAGCGAGCCAGCCGCAAAATAACGGGGATTTGCTTGCCGATGTTCGCCAGCTAGAAAGCGCACTCGCGTCGTGCGGGTTACAGATTGAAGCCGTAAAACACTGCCAGGAGAAACACGATGTTGAAACCCAAACAGCTGCGCGAAGCGTTGACGAAAACCTCTCCCTATCTGCAACGCAATCCCGACAGTTTTAACATGTTTGTGGAGCACGGCCGCATCGTGTCTACGCTGGCTGCCTCACTCTCTTTTGAATATCAGTACCAGCTGAATATCGTGATCACCGACTACGCCGGAGATGTGGATTTACTGATTGTGCCTATCCTTGCCTGGCTGCGGGTAAACCAGCCGGACATTATGGCGACCAAAGAAAAGCGCGAAACCGGCTACACCTTCAAGGTGGACGTTCTCAGCGATGAAACCATCGATATCAGCATTGATTTGCAACTCACAGAACGGGTGATTGTTAAAGACATCAACGGCGCGCTACACGTTGACCACGTACCCGAACCGCCGGAGCCTGAAAACGACACACCACCGACAAAACTCTTCGCCAACGGCAAACTGGTAAGTGAATGGCATGAGTGAATTAACCCCCTTTGAAGAACGCCTGTCTGCGCTGATTGCCAATCTCTCACCCGCTTCCCGTAAGAAGATGGCCGCCGAGATTGCAAAGAAGCTGCGCGCCAGCCAGCAACAAAACATCAAGGCGCAGCGCGCGCCGGACGGCACGCCCTTTGCTGCCAGAAAGAAACAGTCAATCAGGGCCAAAAAGGGGCGGGTTAAGCGGGAGATGTTTGCCAAATTGCGCACCAATAAATACATGAAAGCCAAAGGCACCAGTGACGATGCGACCGTTGAGTTTGCGGGCCGCGTTCAACGCATGGCGCGGGTGCATCACTACGGCCTGCGTGACAGGCCGTCTAAAAATGCTAAGGATAAGGATGTTCAGTATGAAGCGCGCCCCCTACTGGGAGTTGGTAAAAATGCAAAAGATGAAATATTGGAAGTGCTAACTTATTATTTTTTATAGGTAATCATTTTATTACTGGTGGCGTATTAGCACTTCAATGCTAAGTTTATTTTGTAGTGGTTAAACTTTAAATTGAGGCTATATAATGAGCGATATTACACCAGAGGTTCTTTATCATTATACCGACCAGGCGGGGCTTTTGGGTATAGTTGAAGGAGGGAAGTTATGGGCTAGTCAAATCCAATACTTGAATGATACTGAGGAGTTAAAATTAGCATTGGAGATTGCACGACAAGCACTTATGGAAAGTCCAGAGCAAACCAAGAAGCTGCAAATCAGGGGGGTTACAATTGATGATATTATAAAGAGGTTTGATGTTTTTTATAATCACCCAACATTTATATGTTCGTTTTCTGAAAGTAAAGATTCGTTAAGTCAATGGAGGGGTTATTCTAAGGGCATGGCAGGCTGTTGCATCGGCTTTGACCTGAAGCAGTTAGATTGTTTGATTTCAGACTCAGGGAATAATAGGTTTTCTTTAAAAAAATGTATTTATGAACCAAGTGAGCAAAAGAAATTAATATTAAAGGTGGTTAATTCCATTACTAGCGAGATAGACGAAGGCCCTTCACATAATGGAACTTTTAACAGCACGCCTTATAATACCATACCCTATAACTCCGGAGGGGTATTTGTTAGCTTAATACATAACGAACTATCTAAAGTAGTTCCATTAATAAAGCATCATAGTTTCAAAGAAGAGTCAGAATGGCGTCTTATATCTCAAGGTAGAGTTAAAAATGATGATTTTCATTTTAGAGTGGGGAGTTCGATGCTAATACCATACTTGAGGGTGAGTGTAGGTAGGGAGTTAATCAGAGAATTAATAGTTGGACATACTCCTAATGCAAGTTTAGCGGAAATGTCGGTAAAAGCTTTGGTCTCTAAATACTCGCTTGATAGTAAAGTTCAGGTAAGCAATATTCCCTATAGGAGTTGGTAAGCTTTTAAATCGTTGTACCAGCTACCATCAAACCTCCTCGTATTGAATGCAGCACACTAGGGCTGCATTCTTGCTATATGAATCTATTCTCTGAACTTAACGAAACCCTGCGCCTTGTTCGCAATCTGATCCGCATTGGTAACGTGACCGACGTTAACCTGGTCGCGGGAACATGCCGCGTACAGACTGGCGATAATGTTACCGACTGGCTGCAATGGCTTAGCGCCCGTGCGGGTGCAACCCGCACATGGTTCGCCCCTACAGTGGGTGAGCAGGTGCTGATTTTTTCCCTGGGCGGTGAGCTGAATGCTGCTTTCGTTTTGCCGGGTATTTTCTCCGACAACTTTCCCGCCCCTTCCGCCTCTGCCGAGGCGCTTCACTTCGCTTTTTCCGACGGCGCGGTGATTGAGTACGAGCCCGCAACCGGCGAGCTAAAGGCTATCGGGATCACCTCCGCTAACATCGAGGCGTCCGAGTCCATCACTGCCGCCGCCAAAGTGGTGACGGTGACGGCCTCGCAAAAAATCTTGCTGGATTCCCCCATGGTCGAATGCACCCACGCGCTGGTGACCAAAACACTTAAGGTCACCGGCGGCGGCTCATTGTCCGGTGATATCACCCATACCGACGGCAAACTGACGTCAAACGGTATCGCGGT